GGTAGGTTGGTGATAGGCTAAATCCTCAATTTTGACAAAATTGAGGATTAGGGTTAGGAGGGCGATTGCACGGTACACATCAGGATATAACCCTCTCACCATTTTTTACAAAAAAACTAAATTTTTATGTATTATAAAAGAAAGGTTTTTCGTTCTCGAATATATATGAAAGAATATAAATCAAAAGAAGAAAGACAAATAGATGTTAAAAATATTATTAACGAGTTGGCACACTTTAATCTCACACCACAATATGAAGCTATTCAGAAACTTTACGAATATTTCAAGAGATACATAGAGTCAGGAGATTATATAAAAATTAACATACCATTCCCAATGATAAATAAAAGATTCAGGGGTGAACTACTACCTACGAAAGGAAAGGACTCACATCTACGTCTTGTACATGAAAAGTTTTGAATGAACATTTTAAAAAGATTAATGTCTAATTTTATTTTTTGTCACCATCTCTTTTAAAATTTCAGATTAAACAAAAAATAAAAAACAAGAGTCACATATTTTTGTACGGTGTTTAAAAATGAAAAAAATAAAAGGTTGGTCACAAATGGGAGGATCTAGGTTCCCCCGCTAAAAAGTCGACATTTTTTTTGTAATATATTTTATGTAGGTATATTTATTATGAATAAAAAATATACGTTTATTCATCCTACAAAATCAGGAGGAACAGCATTAGAAAATTATTTCGAAGAGCATTACAAAAATTATATTAATGGACGAGGACATTCAAATAAATGCACGAATAACAATAATCCAATAATGGTAGTAAGAGATGTAAAAAGTAGATTTTATTCCATGTATAAATATTGGAAAAATGGTGCAATCGATGGGAAATATATTCGTAACCAAGATTGGAAGATTAAACATAAAGATATTTCAATATTTGATTTTATTCATATGTTAAAAAATGATAATAAAAAAAAATTATCTCATACTTTTACTTGGTCCGAACATTTCAAGAATACTTCAACATGGATAGATAAAAAAACAGATTATAAAAATATTATAATTATAAAATATGACGATGATTTACACCTTTGGACATTTAAAATGCCGATTATAATTAAAAAATAAAAAATCTTTACTATATATCTTATTTATAATATTAATACATTCATCATCAAAATAATTTATTAAATTGTATTGTTTTGGTTGTTCACAATTTTCTAGTTTATCTATTTTAATATTTTTAGGTATATCTAAGTTTTCATCACAAATAAATAAATATTGAGGATAATAGTGAATAATATTACATTTAAAATCCATATTAAATTTATATGATATCAATGTATTTTTTACAAAATGTTTAAAATGATGTGGGTTTTTACCAGGATTTAAATAGAAAAAAGCACTTATTATTCTATTGTATGGACATCTTGTATATGTATAATAATTATATTCTATATTATTTTTGATAAAATTATTTTTTTTTACATAAGGAATATGTGCTAAGTCAAAATTATTCTTAACTCCCCAGTATTTTTTAAGTATTTTATTACTTTTATTATTAGCAATTTTATTTCTAATATATTTTCCGCTGTTTTTTGGTATATGTATGTAAATGTAATATTTATGTTGGTTTTCAAATATTAACATAATATATATATATATATATATGAATATATATATGAATATAAAAATAATTTTGTAAACTTTAAAAAATCAGCATTTTAAATGTCCAAAGGTGTAAATGATAAAATTCAAAAACTAATAGATATACTTGGGATAAAACAAAAAAATATACTAGTTCCACATAAAAATGTTTCAAATAACATAAATTGTGAATGCGATTTAGATGACATATATGTGAATAAATTTATAAATGAATATTTTGCAGATGATATTGAATTAATTAACAAAATAGATAATAATCCAGAAATTTTCAAACTTGTAATATAACATATTTTTTTAAATATGGGGAACCAAGGTTCCCCCTACCATCTCTTTTAAAATTTAAGATTAAACAAAAAATAAAAAACAAGAGTCTCATATTTTTGTACAGTGATTAAAAATGAAAAAAATAAAAGGTTGGTCACAAATGGGAGAATCTATGTTCCACTATTAAAACAAAGGGGTGGGGTAAGGTCGACCTAGGTTCCTGCTATTAGTGAAACTGTAAATTGGGGTAAATGTTTTGCAGGATTTTGCGTTTTGTCCAATATTTTCGTGATTTAACGTCAAGATTTTTTGCTTCTATTAGTAGTTGGGCTTTAGTCCACCATAATTTAGGATACACACCGACTTGATCAGCAATATTTGTAGAATAAGCTCCGACCCGATTAAATGGACAATGAGGATATGACCAAGATAGCATGTTGGGGCTTGTGATTGAAACTGACTTGCGTTTATATGCAACTCTGCAAATCATAACAAATGTATTGAACGAAATCTTGAGATTCAATTCGTTGTACAGAGATTTTACTGAATGCATAACCGCTCTATAGTTTTCTTTCATATTGTATTGTACGAACCGATTTGTTGAAAGTAAATTCCCATGGCTAATGAAATACATAAAATATTTATTGACACATATTTGTAGATTGTTACGAGCAATTTCGACATCAAATTTCTGAAGTTGTGTGCATGTGCTAGGACATTGTAGTGCAAAGACGTGTTTAACTTCTTCGGAAACTGGGTGTTCGCAGTACCCCGCATATCTAGACACTGTCCGGATCAAAGAGGTCGGCAAAAGCTTTGGGAAAATGAGGTAAAGGTTTTTGTTTTCCATGATTATGGACTGAATAACACCCTAGATTGCTATGATATTTCAGTGCATTACAATTATAGGGAAAATGTAAATCAATTTTATGAACTTTTCATATTTTAAACGCTTCGTCTAATTCTAAAATAAACTATAATGAAATATATGATAAAGAATTATACATTTGAACATTTAAAATGCTAACATAATTTGTTCATATTTCATTAATTTAGGATCTATATATATATATATATGAGAATTTTATATATAGATAAAATTAAAAAAACGTGTAATTATTATAAAGATATAGTAGTAGCTTTAAAATTAGATCATGATGTTTTAGTAGTAAATGATAATAAAGATTTAGTTAACAAAATAAATAAATTTAAAGCTGATATAATAATAATTGGTTTTGGAGTAAGTTCGGGAGAAAAAAAAGGTTTTTTAAAAATAAATTTAGAGGTAGATATTCCAACTTATGTTATTTTAAATAAAGAATATACCCAGTTAAAAGAAAAGTTAGATTGGATAAAAAGTATAAAACCTCCAGTAAAGAAGGTTTTTTCAGTACATCATGATGTATTAAAGTATCAAGAATATTGTAATATACCATTTACAAGAATAATGTGGAGTGCAGACGATAAAATATTTAAACAATATGATAATAATTATACAACAGATTTATTTTTTTCAGGAGTTATTAGAGAAGAGCAAACGGATAATATACGAGAAAAAATTTATAATAAATTAAAAGAATTAGAAAAATATAAATTAATGATAAAAGTAAGTCATTTCAAAAATAAAAAACTTTCAAACAAACTATATACTTTAAGTAATGAAGAGTACGCGAGAGCAATAAACGATTCAAAAATAGCTTTAACTACTACAGGACCGGTAGATATAGTAGGGACACGTTATTTTGAAATAATGGCTGTAAATAAAGCTTTAATAATGTGCAATAGAATGCCTGAAGAAATATATGAAGACATCGTGATAGATAAAATGAATTGTGTAATGTTTGATGATGAAAATGATTTTATAGAAAAATGTAAATATTATTTAGAGCACGAAGAAGAGAGAAAAGAAATAGTAAATAACGCATATAAATATTTTTTAGAACGACATATGTGGAAACATAAAATAACTCATCTAATAGATAATTTGGGTGGAGCGTAGGTTTCCCTTACCCCTTATTTTTTCCTATTTTTGTACTGGTGTTATAAGAATCCTGCCTCCTTTTTTTATTATTCTTTGATAAAAATAAATTCAAGATCCATAGCAATTAATTGAGTTTTATTAGAAATATCAGCCTTCTTTACTAATTTTAATGGTTTAAATAAATCTTCTATCGTTTTTATATCTTTTACTATAACTTCTGTATATTTGTCTCCCATACGAGTTTGTATATGTAATATAAATATTCCATCTTTTTTTAAAGTTCGATAAATTTCTGATGAAAATTTTTCTGGATATAAACTGTGATCGAATATATTTGTAAACTCTAAATCAAACGTCTCGTCATCGTAATTTAAATCATGAATATCTCCTTTTAATGTATAAGGTTTGAATTCATGTAAGTCTATACCTATTACTTTTTCAACACCGAGATTTTGTAAAGCAACCACTTCTTGACCGGTTCTTGAGCCTAAACATAAAGCATTTTTTTATACTGTATCAAATCTATATTGGATTTAAATAAATCTGTAAATATGTCTATTTTTAATTGCCATTCAACACCTAACCATTTTTTTTTGTTTATTTTTATTACTAGTTTTTTCCAATTGATATTTTACATATGATTAATAATCATTATAGGTATGTGTTTTTTCCATTAATAAGTTATTCCTATAGGATATTATTATTCAATTAACGCATATAAATCAGGGGGACCGCTGCTACAAAAAAAAAAAAAAGAAGAAATTGAAATACAAATATTTTATATGATTAAGTGGGATAAAAATAAAAAATAAAAAAAAATGGCTTACGTACCGCTAGAATTATTTTGCAAGCTACCGATATGTTTACATAGAAGGATAGAGCAATATTTATCACATCCGGTAGCGGATTTGGTGAAGGCAATGTTCAAGGATTGGAGAGCGATTTTTGTGGAAAATACGAAACGTGACTACATTCATTCTGCGAAGTGGCGAGCAAGTGAGTTGAAGGTATACAAAAGTATACAAAAGAAATATTACAGACAAATGAAATTGGATATGAAATTTGGGACGAATTATAGGGAGGTTTATCGGTGCCAGCTGGCGGAAAAAAGATTTGAAAACATAGTTACGAAGACAATGTTGGATGTGAAAAATAATTACGAACCGTATATACGCGCTAATCCCTGGGCACGCCGCTCATGCCCACAAGGTCCAATAGATTTGCCATTCCAACCATATTATCGTCGTTATGGTATTGGATATGCGTCGAAGAAAATGTTGTTTAAGTTTGTACAAGGACTAAATCCGAATGCGAGGAAGTCTTGGAAGAAAGAGAAGATGTTGCAATCAATCTATCCGAATCTGCGATTTGAGAGGGGGTAAAGGGGAACCTTGGTTCCCCATATAAAAAATAATAAGTTTAAAACAGAAAAGGAATGTATATGATTAAACAAATGAAGAATGGTTGGGGGAGTTCCTTTGCCTCACTATTAATTTCACCACCATTTGGAAACTACATAAGAGTACCGGGGAGCAAATCAATAAAAGGTAGTTTTACATTAGAGGCGCGTGAGGGGTTAGTACCACAAATAGTGAAAACATTAAGATTTTCTTTTGAAGCTAATGGTTGGATAAATAAAATAGGGTTGAGAAATAAGGGATTAGAATACGGGATAAAAAACTACAATCACGATACAGATATATTAAGTATTGCAATAATGAATGAATCAGAAATAGAACCTATACTAAATATGTTACCAAAAAAAGCAAACATAGAATTAAATGTTAGTTGTCCAAACGTTGAAAAAGAATTAAACGATAAAAACATAGGGAGATTTGTAAATGAAGAACGGGACTGGTGTGCGATAAAATTATCACCACTAACAACAAAAGAGACAATAGAGAAATATTATAAATTGGGATTTAGAGATTATCATTGTTGTAATACACTTCCAGTAATAGGCGGTGGATTAAGTGGTCCATCATTAATACCTTATGTAAGTAAACAAATAGAAATAATAAAGGAATATCCAAATACTAGAATAATAGCGGGTGGTGGAATACAAAAGATAGAAACATTAAAAGATTATAAGAGACAAGGGGCGGAATACTTTTCAATAAGTACGTTATTTTTTCATCCAATAAGATGTATAAATTTTTTAAGTAAATTATAGGGGAACCGAGGTTTTCCAAACCCCTTCTTTGTGCTAGATTTATAAGAGTCTGTTGGGTGAATTCTAGTTACCAAGTGAATTGATATAGAGAAATCTTCCTAATTAAAATAGATATATAAATGGTCCCGTAGTATAGGGGTTTATTACTCCAGACTTTGAATCTGGCAACATGGGTTCGAATCCCATCGGGACCTTAAATAACCAATTTTCAAAGAGGGTGTTTGTGGAAAGCTATGTTCCCGTGCTGGGTTCTTCCTATAAAAAAAAATATAGATTTATTGTAATGGAACCGATAATATTTGATAAATCAGAAGAAGAAATAAGAAAAATAATAAATGAACACAATAATGTAGATGTAAAAAAGAAAAAGGAATATGGAGAAGTATTTACACCATTTGATTTAATAATGGAAATGTTAGAGAAACTACCAAAAAATGTATGGAAAAATCCGAAAAATAAATGGTTAGATCCGGGTAGTGGGATAGGAAATTTTTCTATGTTAGTTTTTTACAAATTAGATAATGGTTTAAAAGATTGGGAACCAAAGAAAGAGAAACGAAGAAATCATATAATAAAGAATATGATTTATATGATAGAAATAGAAGAAGAGAATGTAAAAATAAGCAAGAAATATTTTGGAAGAGAAGCAAATATAAGTAAAAGTGATTTTATAAGGGATGATATAAAATGGAAAAAAGAATTTGGAGTAGATGCGTTTGATATAATATATGGAAATCCACCATATAATGAGAAAGGAATAAGAGGGAAAGGTCGTAGTGATGTAGGATCGATGGTATTATGGAATAATTTTGTTGATGATGGATTAGATTTATTAACAAAAAATGGATTGTTATTATTTTTAACACCAAATAGTTGGATAGAATTAAAATCACCATTAGCAAAAAAGATGATAAAAAAACAAATAATATTATTAAAAAATTTTGATGTAGTGAATGCATATAAATTGTTTAAAAAGGAAGCTGGTTCAATACCTATTTGTTACTATTTAATAAAAAACGTAGCGGCAAGTAAAAAAACATTAATACATGATAGTACATTTGATAAGTTTATAGAGTTTGATATAAAAAGGCACATGTTAATACCTAATAAAAATATAAATTTAATAAATAAAGTATTAAATAAAAATGAAAATTCTTTAAGAGATTATTTCAAATTTACACCACCAAAAGTGAAAAAAGATAAAGAGATGTATTCAACGAAATATAAACCACCATTTATATATCCATTAATAAATTATGTACATAAGCAAATATATATATCATATAGTAAAGAGAAGACGGAAGTACAAAATGGGAGACCGAAATTAATATTACCAAATTATTCTATGGGGTATCCTATATTAGATAAAGAAGGTAAATTGGATGTAGGGGGTAGAACATCATATTATTTAGAAATACCAGATAATAACATAGGGAAACTAAAAAAAATACAAAGTTTATTTTTGACAAATTTTGGATTTACAATAATAAATTCATTAAAAACAGGACAAAAATTCATGAGTACACGCACATTTGATGTTTTACCGGATGTATCGAATTGGAATATGGAAATAAATGATGAAACACTAGAGAAATATTATGGGTTAAATGCAGTAGAAAAAGAATCAATAAAGACACAAGTAGATAATGGTGAAGGAAATATATCAAATAATCAAAGAGAAGAGATATTAAATTGGAATGGTAAATCAAGTAGAATGACAGTAAGAAATATGAAAGAAAGAAATAAGAAAACAAAGAAAACGAAGAAGTAATAATTTCTGTATAATAAAAAATATAATTATTATACAGACAGAAAGAATAGAATAAATGATTTTAGTTACAATAATATTTGCAGTATTAGTAAATGTATTTGTTGGAATAAGTATACCATTTTGTAAAAATAATCATCATTATCATTAATTGGGTAGAACCTAGGTTCCCCTTTTATAATGATAATATTTTTAAATATTAATAATTATATATTATTTTATTCCCTACATAAAGTGATTTAATTGTAAAAATTGAAATTAAATACCTACATATTATATAAGAATAAGGGGGGATAATAAAAATAATATATAATAAAAATAATATAAAAGAATAAGTGGTATGTATAATAAGAAGCTCCTGTAGCTCAGTTGGTTAGAGCATCGGTCTTATGAGCCGAAGGTCGGCGGTTCGAGCCCGCCCGGGAGCAGGGGGGGGTGTAGGTAAGGGAGTAGGAATATTTAGTTTTAAAATGAAGACAGTGTGCCCGAGTGGTCTAAGGGGGAAGACTTAAGATCTTCTATGTTCGCATGCGTGGGTTCGAACCCCACCGCTGTCAAAAACAACAAAAAATATATGAAAATAATGAGGAATTATAGTTATTAGATTTAGGAGGTAAAGAAGAATTGCGTTTTGATTTATTTTTTTGATTAATAGCGGGGCGAAAAGTGATCATGCTATAATATATATAAAGAAAAAAGCTCTTATAGCTCAGTTGGTCAGAGCGTGCGGCTGTTAACCGCAAGGTCGGAGGTTCGACCCCTCCTGAGAGCGTAAAAATAAAAATAAGCCCGTATGGCGCAATTGGACAGCGCGTAGGACTTCTAATCCTGAGGTTGCGAGTTCGAATCTCGCTACGGGTAAGAATAAGAAAGAGATTCGTTTAATATACTAAAAACTATAATATTTTTTTTTGAAAAAAAAAAAATATTTAATATAGGGATAATTTTCAAATTAATAAAAAATTCAAAAGAAAAATTTTTTATTAATAGCAATAAAGAAGTTGAATAGTATAAATATAATATCTAAAGATGATATTCAGAAAACCTGTATTTAATTTAGAAGAAGTTTTGAGTTTCTATTCCGGTGTTATACATTTCTAAATGACTAGCAAAAAATTTAACTGCTTCGGAAGTTTTTGAATCAGGAAATTTAGTAACAAAAGAACAATTATGTAAAGGAATAGTAAGTTCATATAAAAAATCGTATTCTTCATAATGAAATGTATAATATTTAATTTTAATTTGAAAAACATTTAATGCATTATTAGTATCAGTAAGAGAAAAAGTATTAAAAGATTCTTTTTTATATACAAATCCATTACTACAATAATCGGTAATAACATTATCAAAAGGAAATATAGGAGGAGTACATACACCTAGAACAGTCATAATATTGTAATATGGTTATGTAATATAAAGAATAAATATTTATATTGTTTACAAAAACTTAAAATGAATATATGAAATATATACAGAGATAAAGAATATAAAAATGTGGACACAAAATGCTATGATATATTCATTATCGTTTGGAATAGGATGTGTATTAGTAGTAATGGGAACTAAAACATCAATAGTAGATTTACGAGAGACATTTGTAAATAAAAAAAGTAAAATATTTTTTATAGTAGCACAACATTACATAACATCTCCAATATATGCAGTTTTTCTAGTGAAAGTATTAGAATTAGATACTCCTAGAGCACTAGGATTATTAATTTCATCGGTAACACCACCTACAGTAGCCGCAAGTGTAACGACATTTATGATAGAAGGAGATGTACCATTATCAATAACAGCATCTGTGACAACTTTGGTGACAAGTTTTATATGTATGCCGGTAGTTTTTACAGGGCAGGTATATATAATAAATCGTAATGATGTATCATTAAAAATACCATATGGAGAAATGTGTGGAATATTAATGTATTTAGTTGTATTGAAAGGAATAGGGATGACTTTAAAAAAAAAGTACGAAAATAACACAGAGAGATTAGAAAAAATAAACAAAGTATTAAAATACGGTGCTGTATTTTCGATGTTTTTTGCATTATTAATGTTAGTATCCTCAAAAAAATTGTTAACTTCTAGTTTTTATGGTGGTCCGGGTTGGTATAAACACTATTCTAGTTGTATATTATTTATAATAGGAACAGGTGTTATTTCACATATTTCTTATAGTGCATTAAATAGTAGAATATGTCCAAATATGCAAACAACAATAAAAGAAAGAGACGCGATGTTATTAACAACAATTCGTAAAAATCCTGCGATAGCATTATCAGTAACAGCAATTAGTTTTAAAAATTATTTAAATGAAAGAGATTATTCGACAGCGTTTGGATTAGTATTTGTGAATGCTATGTTATTAGATTGGTGTACATTTCCATTTGTAGCAATATTAAGAAAATTAAGATTAGGATATATTTTTAGTAAGAATCAAGATAATTCCTTACCATCGACTTTGAATGTAGAAGAAAAGAACGATTCATTAGAATCATATTCTTCAAAAGAGATTGTAGTAGAAATGGTAGAGAAACGGGTTGTAGATTTCCCCTAAAATTAACAAAAGGTGCAAATAAACAAACAAGTAATGGTCCATAATAATTCTTAAGTTTTTTTCCATTAATTTTATATGGATTATTTACAATTGACACGTAAATACAAGTGGGTATCAAAGCCTTGAATGCATTACCTTTAGGATATTGTTTTAATATATATATAAAAGGAAGTTGATGAATTAAAATCTCTAATAAAAAATAAGTATACATATGAACATTTATATTTTTCCATTTCCATATTTTACTTTTAAAATTATTATAAATCATAGTAATACCAGCTGCAGATATAATACCACTTAAAGTAAGTAATCCTCTAGATTCATGTTTAACAAGATATGGAGATAATAACATTAATAAATTCCATGTAGTAAAAAATCGTAACATAATTAATTAAACATATTGCAATTTTTTTATATAGTAAAAGGTAATTTGTTATGTGGAGTGTATAACCTCTCTTTTAGAATCAAGCCATTGTTGATCTGTGGCATTAAACCATAGTGTTTCATAATGAGATTCTGGAACAGTATCTTTTTTTTCACAATCATTAAATGGATCAATAAGATTTTCCAAAAATTCATTAATTTTTTGAGGATCTAATAGAATATTGTTAAACATGGGGGATTTTTTATATTTTTTATAAGAAACATACCTAGGTGGATTAAACCAAAATCTACAACTATTTCGCTTAAGATATTGTGCATTAATAATTTCTTGATTAAACATTTGATCAATAACAGAATAGGCAGACTTAAGTAATAAAATTTTTTGCAATAAATTTTTTTTTTTATCAAAAAGAAGTAATAATTGATATTTCAAATTTTGAGACATTTCTTTATTTTGAATATGATTAGTTTCTTGTACAGAATTAATAAAACGAATTTCATTTTTAATATTCTTAAGATTAGTTAATAGAGTTTTTCGTTGATCATCAATTTTTTTAATTAGAGAAAAAATATTAGTATTATAGATAACTGGAAAAAGAAGTCTAACCTCTCTAGGAATAATAAAGAGATTAGTCTGTTTAATTTCCATAATTTTTTCTTCAACAGAAAAAAGTTTTTCTTCGATATTTTTTAACATATCTGTTTTATTATTATTTTCAAAATCACGTTTTAATCCTAATAAAATAGAACCGGACAAAAATTCTACGCTAGATTGTAGAGTATCATATTGAACTGCAGAGGTTTTATGCGCTTGTGCACCAGCATCAAGTTTACAATAGTTAATTACAGCTAATAATAATGATACCCCTACATTCATAATACATAAATAAAATCTTTGACGATCAGAGCAACCCAAAGTTTCGGCTCCTACAGAAGCAGCTGCGGATAATATAAGTGCAGGTAGCATCAATGAATTTAGTCGCCATTCTGATAATTCTTTTGCTTCAATATAAATAGTTTTTTGTCCTTTAAGATAACTGGCCAATATATCTAACGCAGAAGAAAATGAGTGATTATCATCATTATAATATTTGTCAACTTGATTTTCTACAGCATGTAGACTTAGTTTATGTAATTTACTTTTATTCAAAATATTATTATAATCATTTTTATGTTGAGTATTTTCCTTAAATTGCATTTCATATTCTTCTACAGTTTCATTACTATTATATTCATTAGTATCTCTCATAGAGCTATCATCTAAACTACTCATACTTAATGTTTCATCGATATTAATAGCAATATTTTGTGAATTTTGAATTTGAGAAAAGGAAGAATCATGTATTAGTGTTTTTAGATATAACCAACTATTAGACAGATTATTATTTAATTTAGTATCATTATCATAATTGGTATTAGTATTATTCATTATATAATATTATATTAATATAATAATAGAGATGGTAAGTAATTATTTATTAATTATTGTTGAAAATGAAAACGATAAGTCAATACAACAAATAGAAGCTTATGTAGATGAAATAAAAAAGGAAGTAATAAGTATAGGAGGTGAAGTAAAAGAATTATTACATGTAAAGACTGATAAAAAGAGAATTTTTTATTATAAAATAAGATCAAGAAATGGATCAAGAGTTGTAAAACCGATCGTCGATGAAATAAAAAGAAAATATAACTATGAGATAGAATTTAAAGAAGAAGAGATATTATCTTCATATTACGAAATACATCAGCGCTCGCCTAAGGATAATTTATCGTTATCCGGTCTCAATGAAGTAATAAATAATTATTTATATGATTATAGTCCTATTAAATTATCTAGTACATTTAATCAAAGCAATCGTTTTCCATTATTGTATTTTAACGATAAGTTAGTTGATAAATTTGAGCCCATCTTAAAAAGTAAGGGAAGAGAAATAATTAATATAAACATAGACCCCAATGAAATAAAAAAAGTTTCAATTATCAAAGATATATTAAAATTTATATGTTCTAGAATAGTAGAATTAAATAAAAAAATTAATACAACAATTATAGTTAATGTAAAAAAATCGGAGAATATAAAGGATCGAGATATTAAAGAGTTATTTATAGAATATTTGTATTCGTATCCACATAGATATAAGGAAATAATAGATGAGAAAATGTTAAAAAAAGAAGAAATAGAAATAAAAGATTTTAAAATATTTACAAATAATGAAAATAATACAGACGGATATATTATATTAGATAAATACGATCCAATATACGTAGGAGATATATTTGTGAATAATGACGCCACAAAAAGATTTATTGTTACTGAAGTAAAAATAGAAAGAAAAAAGAATGAATCCATGTCAGAAAATATATTTTTTAAAGAAATGGATGAAGAAGGAGGATTCATGGATACGGAAACTGATAAACATAAAACCGTGTTTGTGGAAAAATATAGAAAATTACCAGATGCTCAAAAAGAAAAAGAACAAAAACAACACGCTGCTAAAAAGAAAGCAAAAGAAGATGCTGCCAAAAAGGAAGAGGAAGAAGAACAGAAAAAAAGAGAAGCAGCAGAAAGAGCAAGAAAAGCAGCAGCAGCGAAAACAGTGCAGGGAGCTGTTCGCAGCTTTCAAGGAAGAAAAGCCGCAGCAGCAAGAAGAGCAGCAGAAGAAGAAGCTAGAAGAGCAGCAGAAAGAGAAGCAGCAAGAAGAGCAGCAGAAGAAGAAGCTAGAAGAGCAGCAGCAGCAGAAAGAGCAGCAGAAGCACTAGCAGAAGAACTACAATTATTACCATCATTAGTAGAGAATGAAACAGATGACGTCAAAGCAGAACTACAATTATTACCATCATTAGTAGAGAATGAAACAGATGA